CTTAACAAGGATATCCAGCCTCCTATCTACATCATCCACCACCTCACCCTTCAAATAATCAACCTCTATCAACCTACTCTTTATCATATCCAACAAAACATCATAACCTATATCTTTTATAACATCTTTTTTTATTAAACCATTTTCCTTTATAAACTTATCTTTTTTCAACCCTCCACCACAAACATAAGTATAATCATTGCATATATCATCTTTTGCCATATCATTTACCTCTTTTATTTTATATATAATAAATCTTTTTTAATTCACTAACTCATAAACCTCTACTAGATTGTTATCTTCCAATATATAAATCCTTAAATTATCAAAATCATTATTGTAAAGAAATGCATCACCACAAGCCATCTTTAATCTTAATTCTTTATTACCCTCCAAAATATCTTTTCTTTCTTTTAATAATTCTAATACACGGATTGCCTTATTAATCCCACCTACTCCAAACATTGAAATATTCTCAGTAGATCTTCCAATCCTAAAACATCTATCTTTATATTTAAAAATCATATATCACCTCTTTTATTTACATCTATTATTATCAGGGTTTTTCCCCACCTATACATCTATAAAAAATTTAACCTAACTATCCACATACCCCCATCAACTAAACCCATCTTGCTACCTATAGTATCTATTCTTATCCATCAAACTACCTACCTATGCTATATATTCTTTATATGAGAGATCATGCAACTTACCCCCGGCCTATAATACTTTGATCCCCTACTACCCCCTCCTTTGAAAACACCGGTAATTGTTATTACTGGCTATATAAAGTTAAGCTATATCAATGAGTTACGTATACTAGCATATCATGCTACCAATATACTACTATATATAGTATCAATCCTTAGATAAGGTATCTATCTTATCTATATTAGAATGCTTATTAGCTATAGCCTTCCTGTACTGCTTAATCCTCTTGATAGCAGCTCTAGCAACCATGACAAGAGCTGTTCTGCAAGCCGGGTTGATATAGTTATCTCCTCTGCTGAAACCTATTGCATGATAGATACGTGCACGTGAGATGCCATAGTCTGCACACGCTGTTTGGATAATCCCCTTAACTCGTCTCATCTCATCTAAGTCTTGATATAGTGACTTAACATATGATCTAAGTGATGTTGGTACTGAGTTAGTTGTCATGATATGTACTTGATTAGTATAAAGATTATGTAACATTTATTAATAATAAGTAAGAGCGATGATGGATAGAAGGTGTTATTTGCACCTAGTGAACGACTGAAGTGTAGCATACTTTCTAGTAAAAGTCAATAGTTATTCACAAGATATTAACAAGATATACACATGTTGTTAACAAGTTATTAACAAGTTACTAACAAGATATACACAATATACTCACATAATAAATAGTTAATAGTCGTTAATATGTACTTAATCTTCATGTGATATAGTATGGATTATCACAAACTAATAACTATTGGAGAATATCTTATGAAAAATAAACTACTATTAACAACTCTATCATTACTATTATTAAGCTGTATGTCGTCATATGGATTCAATGGTGTGCTACCATCTTCTGTTGTATGTTCTGGGCCACAACCTTGCGTAGGCGGGGATCCTGACCTAATGATAGACGGATGGGTATTATCATCAGAAAGTGGATCATATATTAAACCTGGATCTTATAGTTTCACTGGCTCTTTGATAGCTGGTAATCCAAACGACGGTCTATACAAGACTGTAGTCTTCAGATATCACATGGTTGATACAGATGGGTATAACTACTATGTGTCCTATCAAGCGGCTAATTGGATCATACCAGTAAAGAAAGATAAGTACATAAAGGAAGGTGATTTAGCTAAATGTACCTCTACAACAGATATAACAGATTGCTATGTTGATGTTGTTGCTCCAAGAAAATAATTTAATAATATCAAAATAACTATTGACACACTTATATATCCGTGCTACTATCTCATCATAGTAAGACAATGTAGCAACTTACTAAGCTGAGAGTCAAAGCTATACAACTGGCTCAGAGTAACGACTTAATCGTTAATATAGTTAATGAATGAGTATTATACAATTAAAAGACAAAATACGGGTTGATATTCAAGAATGAAAAAAGATAAAAAAACAATAGAAAAACTAGTTACAAATATAGTTTCATTTAGAAAGCGTGTACCGCATATTTGTACAGAATGTGGGAAACGCTTTCTAGCTTACTCTTGCGCACTTACTTGTAATAGTACTTGCCGATCAGCAAGAAGAAGACGAAAAAATAAAGAAAAACAAAGTTACGTGTCGAAAAAACAATAAAAAATCGACACGTCATGGTCACATGTCGAAATCATAAATATATCGATAAAAGAGGTTGGAATAAATGAAGAAATATAAAAGATATTTATGCTCATACAAATGGTATGCTGGCAAAGATATGTGGGTCGTTAAAAGGTTTGATTTAATAGTTTATGCTCATAACAAAAAATTAATTTTAGACAGAATTTGTGTCATATTTGATGAAATATTATGTGGAGAGGATAGGTTTAATTTTATAGGTAAGCTGGTAAGTTATGAAGTGCTAAAAATGAATGATGGAGACATGTATATGTTACCAAAATACGATTTAGGTTATGGTAATTACAAATATATATATTATCATAATGACGGGAGCGAAACCACCTATCTTGGGGAAGTTTATTTATAGAGCTATAATATCGCTACTTCAACGATTAAATGCATAAGTAAAACAAAACAAATATAAAATAATTAAAATAACTATTGACACACATAAGTAGGCGTGCTATAGTAACATCAAATGATAACAGAAGTTGATGTTATCAAGTGAACGCAAGACAACTATAAAATATTGCGAGAGTGGCGACTATATCGCGAATAGTAACGCAAGGACGTAGGGAGCCAACCTGAAACCCACGCAAAAAATGATCCACCAGACAGCGGCCAATATAAGAAGAATAACAAATATAACAAGAAAAATAAACGGCCGCAACACTGGGATTAAAACTTTAACGAGGAAATATAAATGAAAAATTATAATGTAGACAATTTTATCACCGAAGCTATGGAACGTCACGGTGCATTTTTTGCATTTAGCGACGAACAATTTAAACAACAAAAGAAGGAAGGTATAAATTATTCAAGTATGGGCGTTGGTTTAATCTGTCCGACAGAAAACGCAGATGCATTAGCAATTGAGCTAAAAAATCTGTCAAAGCAAAAGAGGAAATTAAAATGAACACTAAAATACATTATGATAATGCAACATCTAAACAAAGACAATTTATTGAAAGAAAGATCTACGAATCATTACATGCTCAAGGACCTCTTGTAGAAATGCTTTTACAAAAAGAAATATTTAGTCATGATGACATCATTAATTTATATACCAAAAGATGCACATACTGCGGGCGCACTGTTTTTCCTGGAGTTGTAGAAAAATGTTGTGAATATGAGAGCGAAGAAAAATATACAATACAAACAGAACCACAGGAAATTTTAGAATGGTACCTAGTCACTGATTCATGGATAGCTAAAAAAGTAATAGAATTAGGTGAACCCGTGTTATCCAATGATTACGACTATTGGTGGGGAAGAACATGCAGCGGACAAGCTATTTTTCTTGATCCAACTTTTTGGATTATATATCAAGATTCTTTAAAACATATAGAATAGGAGTATTAATCATGAGCAGAGAGATAGTAAAAAGCATTAAACTTGACAAAAAAAATAGGCGAGTAATTTTGACAAGTCATTGCAATAATTGCATACCGAGAAAAGACAAAAAATGGGAGTGTACGGGTTTATCGGAAATATGGCAGAGTAAAGGGCTAGATAGCTTAATTAAAGAAATTCTGTTTGAATTTTGGCAGGGAAATTTTAGTGGCTCATCCACAACCTACGCTAAGAGTTTATGCTTTTTGGATAAAAAATCAATGCCACTATATTGTGCTTTCGAGTATGATGACCAAGAATTAGAGGTAGGTTTTCTAGATAAACAAGTGAATCTTGCTAAGGAAATTTTAATGATAAATTATTGTCGGTACATGGAAAATAGAAGAAGTTCATTCGGTAAATTTATTTTACAATCGCGCAGTGTAATAAGCACAAAAGATAAATATTATTTAAAAAAATGTGGAAACAGAATATTTCTTACTGAATCAATAGAAAAAGCAAAAATTTTCAAAAATTCTATGGACTTAAAAAAGTTTAATAATCAATTCGTGATAATAGATATTAATAATCAAAGTAAAAAGGAGAGCTAAAAATGAACAACTTTAAACAATTTATAAAACTTGTTTTAGAAAAATTAAAATCATCAAAAACAACGAAAGAGATTAAGCGGTTAGCTATTGATTTTGATGAATTTATTGATAAGATATTATTTTAAAAAAAGGTATAATTAAATGAAAAATACAACTCAATCTGAAGAAAATCAGAAAATAAAACAATTAATAAATTATATTGGCTGTTTAGCTATATTTTTTAGACAAAATCAAGAAAAAAAAGAACTTAACATTAAAGAGGATAAAATAATATGAAACTTATAGATGTTTTTACGGAAATAAAAAACGTAGGCGAAGAGTTTATAAAATCAAAACAAGATAGTGATGAAGAAAAAGAACTATTATTTCATCTTACCAATTTATTATTAAACTCAATACCCGGAATATTTAAAGTTATTTTCCCGGATGATAGTGACTCTTCAAAAGAATTGGCTGAAGAACTTAGTAAAACATTTTGCAAGTATATGAATATTGCTATAGAAAAAAGAAGTCAAAATACAGACAAGATGAAATGATTGGTATTTTTATAGATATTATAAACCAAAGGGGGATATTATGACTAATGATTTGATAGAAAATTTTACAAGTGAAGATTTAATTTATGGTATGTATGCATCGATTGACCAAAAATTAATAAAAGAACTGAGCGCTAAACATGGTTTTTGCACAGTACAAGAGTTAATGTATACTCATATAATTTCAAATTTTTTCGATGGACAAATGCAAACATATGATAAAAAAATAATTAGCGCAATAAAAAAATTTGATCTTTTTACTAAAGAATATAATATTAATTTGAAAAGTTACATGCCTTTTAATACAATAATAACATATAGCAAAGCATGTATTTTTTGGACGGCTATGAACAATAATAAAATACATTTTGTTTTAACTGATTTACATCAACCATATGTTATTTTTAAAAATCACCCAAAAGAGCGACAAATTAAAAACGAACTTAAAAAAAATATTTTAACGAAACGTGATTTAAGCGAAAATTCCAGTCTATCACCTAAAACCTATGTTGGATCTGAATTGAGATTTATTGCTAGATATTGGGATGTTCTAAAAAATACAGTAATATTTTGGGATGGAAACCCACTGAAACAAGTTAAACCACCATTTTTTGATGAAAATGAAATAAAAATATATGACGAAAAAACAGAACAAAAACAGGGTTTTTTGGTGAGTGAAATTGATAAAACATTAACGGGAAGGCCATCTTTTTTTTGGAAAGAATACCAACAAAACTATAAATCAAAAGCACTTAAAGATAAATCAATACCAGCGTTAATTAAGCAAACGGTAGAAAAATCAAATTGTGATTCACATAATAAATCAGCTTTAATAGCAAATATTAATTTTAAATATAGCAAATAATTGGAGTAAAAAATGGAAAAATTAAAACGATATGAAATAAATTTAAAAAAGTGTATTCATAAAAAAGAATGCGGTGGATGTGACAAATGGTCTTGGGTTGATATAGACGCCCCCAACAAAGAATTAGCAAAAGAATTAGCTCTTGATAAATTCTTAGAAATGGGATGCGGCAAAAACAATATCTCTGATTTACAAATTTATATTAGAGCTTCTAATTATAGATTAGAAGAATGGGAAAGAAAATAATAAAATATATATGGATATTACACAGCCAAACTTGATTTAAAGCATCTTTACCTTAACATATATGTAATGTACCAATTAGTTTATATCATGTAAAGAAAGCGTTTAAATTGCCTTTAAAGCATATCTTGCATTTTGAATGTCGTGTTTGTATGCTGAATTACAACATCATCCGGCCAATCAATAGAACTACCTACATTTGATAAATACCACCTTTGCTGATAATGACATTTTTCTTCAAGTATTATAAAAAAACGCCACCTCTATTTGATTTCTTAAATTTTCTAGACGAATTAAGTTTTATAGCTTTTCTAAAATTCATATTCATAACCTTGTCTGCAATGTTTAACTTTAACCGGGTTGATATCTCTACCAATATATTCTATAAAACTTATATAATTTCTAAATAATTCCTCTTTAGATTTAATGAAAAAATTAGCATCTTTTTCATTATTAAATATATATATACATACATAACTACTTAAATATAAATGATGCTCCACATGAAAAATATCATCATCTATTTTTATAAATTTAAAATAAGATATCATGATATCTTATCAACCACCTTTTTAATACTCTTGTTTTCACATAGTATTTTAATATTATGCATTGTATTTTCAACATATTGATTAATTTTACATTCATTTTTAGACATATCAAACATTTCATATTCTAATTTAACTATATTACCTACACTTTCACCGAATCTATGCGCCATATAGGATATATACTCATTCCTAGTTTGATTTGTTTTTGTTGGAGATGGCAATTGTTTTTTATCTAAATTATCTATTTTCTCACCCTTGACAACCTTGTCGCATAAAAACGCATAGTGCCTCTTGAATACCCTCTCTTCATCTTCCATAGTTGTTTTTCTTGATGTTGCAAATTTCCAAGCTATAGATATGGCTTGATGTGTAAATTCTCCGTTTCTAGCTGCTACAATAGCTTTATCAACGTCTATAAGCCCTTTTGCTAAGAATACAAATCTTGTAGGCGTTGGTGGCGCTGAATATTGTCCTGTTGCATCTATACATATAGCACCAAGCCCCCTATTAATCTCTTCAATTGTTAGAGGAGAGATAAATTTACCCCAGAGCTCTTTTGATGTCTTTAAAAAATCAGCTGCGGTCCGTCCAGACGTCCATCTCTGACCAAATATTGCCTCCAACGTCTTGAATATTATCGTTAATTTCTCGTTCAGATTTGATTCCGAAGACTTCATTGAAGGCCTCATGATATCTGTCTGTAACTGTTTTGTATTGACCGCTATTGCTGCTACTTGCATTTTTTAAGTCCCTCATGTCTATATTTATAAATTGTTCAAATTCTTTATTTGCACCATAAAATCTCTGGGCTTGCATAACATACGGAGTACCAATATTTCCGTTTTTAGTTACCAAATCATGATAGTTTCTAGTTGCAGATATTAAAGCATCATAACTAATCCCTTCTTTTATTCTAGTTGACCATTGTTTATAAGCTGCCTTTTTGCTATTCGATCCATTCCTTTTTGGATAGAATGACCAAGCTGTTTCAAATTCTTCTGTAAAGGTGTCTAAATCGACACCTTTAACTTTTTTACGAGAAACCGAAGGTTTCGATATATTATTTAGTTCATATGTTTTTAATTTAGTTATATTAGTATAGTTAGTGTCGCTGTCAGCTACTAGGTTGTCGCTATTAGCTACAAGGGTGTTGTCGCTGTCAGCTACTAGGTTGTCGCTATTAGCGTTACTTAGTACTATTGTATAAAGTGTTGAAATATTTTCTCCTTCATCATTCTTGCGTATTATTTTTGTTATAAATCCACGCTCCTCTAGCTTTTTAACGCTTCTTATAACGCTATCTTTAGACAATCCACACTCGTGTGACAAAGTTTTTAATGACGGGAAACATCTCCCTTCTGCGTTTGAATGATGGCATAACCAAATAAAAACTATTTGCTCATAAGCTGGCAATCCTTTACACATATTTGCAGGGAATACGCTAAACGAACCTTTTTCTAATAACATAAATTTCTCCAAATAAAAAAGCTCTAATCAGATTGGACGTATTTAGTGGTAGGACTGCAAACAAGTTAGCAGCTCGCCCAATCTGATTAAAGCTCAGTCTTGTTTAATGTATGGCTACCACACCAATTTTTATCCATCATACCACACTTTACATAAAAGTTAAATAAATTCTTTAGTAATAATTAAGACTTAATGTTGGGGATAAAAAATATATTGTGCTAGCATAAACATCGACTATGTTGGCTTAGTCATTTCTATTATTTTTTCAATTAAATTGTTTAAATAAATAACAGCCTCATCTTCAGTTAAAAATGTTTCGTATAAGTTCCATTCTTTGTCGTAAAACTCAAGATAAATATGATACAAAAAATAATACTTATTATCCTTTCCCCTCTTCTTTTCTTTATTTATTTTTGATCCAATAATTGGATTATGCTGTATATTAATTATTCTACCTACTTCTTTCATCTTTAAATACATACTATGAATCTCAATTTTATACATGTTATTAATTTGTGGTTATGCTATCTTAGTCATTTCTGTTATTTTTTCAATTTAATTAAACAAATTATAATTTTCTTAATTTATTTAAATCAGAATAATGTCCTTCAGTTGAAAAATCGTATTCATGGATATTACCTATAATTTCATATTCCTCAGGCCAACTAGTCCAGTCGTCATGATGTCCAAAATGAGCGCCGTGCTTATCAAGAAAAAGGCAAATACTTCCATCATTATCCATTTCTCCAACAAATGTACCTATTACAAATCTAGATACTGGAATAATATCTGTTACCACAACTAAACCATTATCTGAGTATTTACGCAAGCAATCAGATTCATATATTTTATTTCCATTTGAATCTAATAATCCGATAAAAAAATCTACCTTATAATCCATATAAGTTTCGACAATTCCATTTATTATTAAATCTCCATCAGGATGTAAAGAAATAGTTATTTTATCACTTTCTTTCACAAATTTTTTATTTTTAACATCCCAAATTCTATATTCTAATTTTGACATAATTATAATTCTCCAATAAACCATCTATTTATAAAACACTGCTAAAATCTTTTGCTAATTCTATTTTTATTCCTCATAAATCTCAACGGCGCCATACTCTTCTAAAAGATCAATAATTTTTTTTGCATCATCAATTCCGCCATCAAATAAACCCTTAAGGTATTCAATCCAGGCGTTGTTATAACTTTCAATTCTATATGGATAAGGTCTTCCTACCGGGTCACCAATTTTCTTTCTTAAAATGAATTTTAGATTATCAGACAAAGCTACATCTTCTTTCTCGACAATTGGCCTACAATTTAAAGTCATACTCATAATCACCTCAATTTTTTTTCAAACAATATTTGCAACCATCAAAATGACAAAAATCATCTATCCTGCAATCATGACATACAGTTAAATTTGGGCATACTTCTTGAACTATTTTATATACCTCGCCAGGCATTAGAGCATATAGTTTGTTTAAAACAGAAGTTAATACTTTACTATTTTTATGTAAAATTATTGTACATTCATTACATTTTTCATCGCATAAAGTCATAAATACCCCGTTAATCTTTTAATTCTTAGTATTGATTAGATTTGTATTTTTTTCATTTCATCAATTAAATAAACAAATAAATCTTCTTTATTCTTTTTTATCAAGAGTTCTACTTGTTGCTGGAACTTATAAAAACAAGCAAAATCCTTGAAAAATAATTTAAATTCCTCACCTAAAATTATTACAGTCGCTTTTTTTGTTTTGACGTTCCATGAAAAAGAAATGTTTTGATTAAAAGACATGATTTAATCTCTTTTTTTTACTTTTATATATTTACGAGATGTTTCTTCAAATGTCTTCGCGCAATCTCTAACCCAAGGAGTATCAAAATCAGCAGGCCCAGGCTCTACAAGCTCATCTTCAGGTAGATCAGGTATTGGCGCCCAGTATGAGACATAATTCCAGCGTAAATGGTGGTAGCATCCATACCTCCATCGGTCTGGGGCGGGGTAAGGCTTCCCATCATTATCACGATAACTCTTATCCTTTTCAAGTTGAGCAACTAATACATTATGCATCCCCCGATGCTTCTTATCTCTGCCAATCCAGTTCCCACCGTTATAAATAACAAGAACATATTGTCCATATTCAGGAAGTTTATCTTTAACATTTATCCAGGTTTTATTCATATTAATAATTCCCCATAGTAATATTACTCATTTTATTCTCCTAAATTAATTTTATTTAAAAAATTTCTTGAAATCTTTTTCAACTCTTATTCTCTTCCCGCACCAAGGGCAAAAAACAAAACCACAATCTTTAACGCTATCTACATCATAATTATAATCTCCATTTGCAAAATTAAATGAATGCCAGCATGATGTCAACCATTCGCTTGCAGTCAAGCCTTCCAATTTAATTTCAAAATACCATGTACATTTTTTACTTTCCGGCTGGATATTATTGTTTTTAATTTTATTCTTGAAAATACTCATAACTTAATACCCCGTTCTTTAGCGCAATACATCATCCACCCAACAAATACATGATGAGGTTTAAACTTTCCAGTCTCCCATCTTGATAAAGTTGATATATTTACTCCTAACTTACAAGCAAATTCTTTTTGCGTTAGACCTAATGCTTTTCTTAGCTTCTTAATCTTTTTTGGTGTCATAATCTATCCATCTAAATATATTGTATAATAAATACATAATAGCGCACATGCGTACATAAGTCAAATCAAAATATTTTAAAATAGTTGTTGACAAATAGCGCATATGCGTATATGATAGCACTTAAGATTGATTAACATTATACGTTAGCATTACCAATCTTCACCGCGTTCGCCGTGATGGCAGCCGAGAGCGGCGGCAGTAGTAATTAGACGAGTTGAAATTTATGAGTCTAATATTAAGTTTACAATGCCAACATGCCCTGCGATAGATTCTTTTATGATTAGCTACCGTAAAACATGAGAGGCATCTCATGAGAAATTTATCAGTACTTCTTAGCGGAGGAGCAGGGCTCCTGTTTTTTGTAAAATAACCAAGAATGAAGTTTTTGCGTTTTATAAGTATATGTTTTTTGTGTTAGTAAAATGGGGTATTTTAAAATGGTAAAAATTTTCACATGCGCTAGATGTGAATATATTTTTAGAGGAGAGAGAAAATGCCCTATGTGTGGCTATCCTGGATGTTATAGGGCAAGATATTTATATGGCAGTAGATGTTATTCTTACGAAAAAACACAACTAATGTGGATGGAAAAGAAGTTAGCATACTATAAACATTTATTGATTAACAAAATAGAGCGTTTAAACAAACAACAGCCGAGTAGCGGCGGCATTAATGAATAACCAAGCTTGATGTATGTGCGGTTAATGAAAAAATTTATGGCTATTACCGGTTAGATAACAATTTGTTATAGCATAATATAAGGTTCGATTCCTGCTCCTCTGGTGAGGTTATGCTTTATATGGTATCTAACCGTAATCGTCATGAAAAAATAAATAACCAAGAATAAATCATTTTCGGTTATTGTTTTAACTTAATTATTAAGAATTAATTATCATTTAATTTTAAATTTAACATAGGAGAAAGGTTATGGAACTTAAATTAAATATATCAACTGATACGGCGTATGCTTCTTTTGCTCCAGTTGCAACAAGAACTTTTGGTCTTCTTGTAGAAGGAGACGAGAGAGAGCTTAGAAACGAATTGGCAAACTTTTTCGAAAAAAGAAAGATTTATGAAACACTAAAAGGAAAAGAATGGGTGGAAAAAGTTATCAACCAAAGTATAGGTCTATTTTATGAAGAGTCAGAGTCTAATTAATCATACTATAAATACAATAGATAATATCTTTTTCAAAAAAGAGATAGTTAAGCCATCATGGTTACCGAAGCAACATGAATATTGTGCCTCGCATGGTCTTGATATTTATGCCCCGCTTAATGGCATTTGCTATTGCGGAGCAGAAATACCAGATAATGGCGAATCATTAATAACAAGTTGCAAAAACTGCCACAGGAGCTTTGTTGATTAATACTTTTAAATGAGAGTTTATGAAAATAGAAATTAAACCAAAATATGATGTTGGCCAAAATGTATATTTTATTAGCAGAAATGGCAATCTTTGCAATGGTAAAATTACTGATATATTATCAAAAAAAGAAGATATAACTTATGCAGTTACAGATATGTGTAATCATGTTTCATTATTCGATGAAGAATTAATATTTAGCCGAAATATAGATGCCATTTTACATGCTAATTCATATTTAACAGCAGATGAGAATCAAATGATGCTAGATAAAATGAATTCAACAATTTCGGATAAAATAAAACATAAAGAAAATTGTTGCCAAAAAATTGACTTGGAAAACTTATTGTATAATAAAAATTATAGCAATGAAGAAAAACTGGAATATATAATAAAATATTTATATGAAAGACAACCTGTTATAGACGATATAATAGAAGATTATAAAAGAAATAAATTAAAATAAAGGAGAAAAAAATGAGTAATGAATTAGTTAGTAGAAATAATTTCTCACTATCTGAACTAGAAAAGATAGGTGAAACAATGTGTAAAAGCGGTTTGTTTTCAGACTTAAAGGCATCATCACAGGCTGTGGTTAAGATATTAGCTGGAAGAGAAATGGGCTTTGAGCCGTTTACGTCAATAAATGGAGTTCATATTATACAAGGTAAACCAGTTATATCTGCAAACCTTATGGCTTCAGCCTTAAAGAGAACTAATAAATATAATTACACAGTAACAAAGCATGACGACAATGAAGTTTCAATTGATTTTTTTGAATACAGAGAAGGTAAATATATTAAGATAGGAGCCTCAAGCTTTAATATGGGTGAAGCTCAAAAAGCTGGTTTATCATCCAGGGATAATTGGAGAAAATATCCGCGCAACATGTTGTTTGCTAGAGCAATGAGCAATGGTATTAAGTGGTATTGTCCAGACGTTTTAAATGGTAATACAGTATATACTCCAGATGAACTAGGCGCAACAGAAGACGAAGATGGCGGAATTATAGATATTACACCACAGAAAATACAAATTGATTCTGAAAAAAAAGAAACACATAACTTAGTTGAGCAAGAAAAAAGCAAATTAGAAAGACAAGATGTTTTATTAAAAAACATAAGGCAATATAAAACACTTGATTCTCTAGGTATATTTTATCGTGAAATAATGGACGAAGTAACAGCAATGAATGATACAGATTTTAAAAAGAAATTTAATAATGAAGTAAAAAAATATAAAAAAGAATTGCAAGATGAAGTTGGAAAACAAGATATCAATCAATAACTAATGAGAAAATATATGAGCGATTTAAATAACTTTTTTGTTGGCGGGGAAATTATAGGTATAACTCATGACAACAAAGGATATGCAAGTATTAAAATAAAATCAAATAGAGAAACACAGTCAAAGAAAGAAGATTTAATCATTCCAGTAGCTATTTGGGGTGAAAAGATTGGTCAAGCTCAAATTGGTGACTATGTTATAGCCCAAGGATATATCAATGCGCGAATGGTCCAAAGAAAAGATGGAAGCGGATCATTTCCATCTTTATCAATAGTTGCGTCATCTATAAGCATAATATCTTCTAATAAAGATAATATAGAAACTCAACAAACTTTCGGAGACGATGAAATACCTTTTTAATTAGAAGTATTCAAAGAAATATCAGGTATAGATGTTGCAAAAGAACTTTGTTTATAGGTGAGTTATGAAAAATTTTGAACATTATGTTTGTACTTTTGAACAGGCAAAACAATTGAATGAACTTGGTGTAAAAAAAGAAAGTTGTTTCTACTGGACTGATGGGTTTAATAATTTACCTGAAATTACACTTTTTGAAGTGGATAAATGTTATTCAGCATTTACAAGCCAGGATCTTTGCGAATTAATTGTTGAATATATAGACAAACATAATTTATCAGAATATTGCGAATGTGAACTGGTAGATGAAGCAATCCACCTGGAAATACAACCTAAAGATAGAGAAAACAACATAGGATACCTGTTTTATAGTATTAGATTGGGAACAAGCGAATTCGATCCTTACGATGGAGATCACGTTTATATATTTGAATTATATGCTGAAACAGAAGCAATTGCTAGAGCAGAATTTTTAATTTATTTGTTTAAAAATAAATGTACAAAAAATTTATAAATAATTGGAGAAGGATAATGTTAATTTTAACGAGAAAACTAGGCGAGTCAATCATAATTGGTGATAATGTTAGCATAACAGTTGTATCACACAAAGATGGTAATATAAAACTTGGCGTAGAAGCACCAAAAGAAATATCAGTTCACAGAGAAGAAATTTATTATAAAATAAAAAATAATGAACATATCGAAAAAAAGGGGTAAATATGGCTAAAATAGAAATATTATTGACAGATGGAAAATCAACGTTTTTTAAGGAAATATTTAAAAAAGAAATTAAATCTTATAAAATAACACACGATGTTGCTGAAGCATTGTACAATATATTTTTAGATAATATAGGAGAAGAGCCTAAAGTAATTATACGAGATGACCTCAGCGAATATGCATCACATTGTATTGCCACAATGATGAGGTCTAAAAACGTGCCAGATTCAACGGTTATAACATTAAAAGCAGATAAGATTTGTGGCGGCGTTATACTATGGTATGGCGAAGAAATGAAGGAAAAAGAAATGATAAACCCAATTAAAAAGTTATATATAATATTGAGAGCAAAATATAGGCAATTCAGAAGAAAAGACTGCGAAAAATGACAGAAAATACAACTATATTGGAGCAAAGTAAATGATAAAATATACATCAAAAATATCTAATAACTATATAAATAAATTAAAAAACGATATAAATCAAACAAAACACATAACAGAATGTGCAATGATATATAATTCATGTTTGGATATTTGTATTAGAAATTGCGCTACAATATCAGATATAATTTATATTTCAAAAATATTTTTAATAAAAACAGCAGACTTGATTTCTGAAAAAGGATATTGGACAAGTGATGTGTATAAAAAAACAAAGATACAATAAATGGTGAACCATGAAACAAAAAGAATTATTTTGTGGATTATGCAGAAAATATACACCACATAGAATATATAAAAATTTTACTGTAGCAGAACGAATAATAGGGGCTCTATTTACTTTTGGATTAAATGAGGTAATGGTTGAAACAACATATGAATGCTTAGTTTGTAGATATTATTGGATAGAATAATTTTATTATTTGCCAATAATATCTATTATTCTATCTAAACGCTTATTAATTTTTTGCATTTCGAATAGCAAATCTTTTAATAACTCATTGTTACGCTCTTCATCTTTCTCAAAAACATCTAATAAAGCATTCATTCTATCTTCTTCATTTTTCGAAGAGCAATCCATTTTCTTAGAAAATACTTTATAATATTTATAAATAGCGAATATTGCAGCAGAAATAGTTACACATCCGCTAAAAATTTCAGCAAATAATTCATTGTTTATTATGCTCATAAGCACTCTCTGCTATATTAATTGATTCTTTTAATCTTTTAATTTCAGCAGATAGTTCGCTGTTTTTTTTCTTTTCTGCAATATAATTTCTTATAACTTTTTTACTTAATATTTTCTCTTTTGTCATTTCACAAATTCCCAGGCAGATTGATACAAACAAGCCTGCTGTACATACGTCAAAGCACATACTACTAATAACGTGATATAGTGGTGAAATGTGAACAAATATATACATAATATATAATGCTAAAATCCCAAGAGATGAAACTAAAATAGATACTAACAACTTTCTGCTACAAAACATTAAAGCTTTCGTTTGTATAACCCTAACACCCCATAAGAAAACAACTGGAGTAGTTAATTTTGGTAATATGAATTGGTATTTTGGTAGTAATAAAATTATAAAAAAACAAGCAATTAATATTAAAAATGTTATATACAACATGGCTTCTGTAATTATATAATCACGACTTTTCATATCACATATCCTCGGTTATGAGATAGAATGGATTTGATAATTTAATTATATTTTCTGAATATCCACCATTTAAATCTGTTTGCTGGTCTCCTATATTTATTAATATCCTTTTGTTATCACTATATATATATTTTCTTTGAGCTATTTTAAATTCCTGTATTGTTTTATAAATATCATTCTCTTTGTTTTGGCGAAGAATTAATTTATAATTATTATAACCAGCAAAAGAAAGACACTGCACGGTAGAGTCTCTATATTTTTCACGACGACTTGTTATGATATAGCAAGGAATATCTCTATTTTGGCAATATGTATAAAAATCTAAAACTGGTTTTAAAGATGGGAAATTTATAGTATTTAAAGCTTTCTCAATAATAAAATCATTCCACCCCCAGTCCCATGACTGCATTAATGATAGTTCACTAATCAAAGTTTCATCCATATCAAAAACAATTACATCACCATATTTAAATTGATTATCAATAATGCTATAACATATTGAAATTTCATCAAGCAATTCCTCGTAATAATCTCCGCTATTAACATATAATTGTAATTCTTGTTTAAATACATCGAGGTTTTTCGGTTCTGTATTTTTTACAAATAATTTTTTTATTTCATTAAAAATCATATTGACATTCTCTATTAAATATAGTATAAAAATAAATGTAAATCATACAACGAATATATAATTTACGCATTGAAAGTTATTTTCCTTTCGCTCAAGCGGTGTGTGAGCAATAACTACCGTCGCGCTAAGGTTTGATCCTCCTCTGGTATTACAATACAAATCTTAGCGCATTTTTATTTCTTTCTTTTCTTATCAAAACTTCTTGCCCCAGTATAACCCAAATATCCAGCGCCAAATAACCACCATAAATCATCTGGTATAGCTTTTAGCCAAGCATTAACTCCATTTATAATACCATTAGCCGTAGATGGACTCATAACGCTTATTATACCCATGGGAATTGCAGCTAAGACCATTAAGTAAATAACATATAAAAAGCAAGGACGAGCCCTTGACGTCCATTTATCCTGACTTCTGGCTTCTTCTATAATTGTAGATACTGAAATTTCTAATTCCTTTAGCTGTCCATCTTGTTGAAGCTTTAATAATTCTAATTTAGCTTTCTCCGCCTCTGTTTTATCAGGAAAAATCTTGTCTAATATTTTACTACCTATATTCAATATTTCTGGTATCATAATTTACCTATAGTTATCTTCTATTATTTTACAAAATTCGTCAATACTTCTACAAATATAATAAAGGCACCCAGCGTCTTTGGATAATTGTTCAAAATTATTTTGCTCACCACTCTGTTTATTCTTTCCTGCTTTTAGTTCAATCCAAACAACACTTTGTCCTTGCTTCGTTTTCTTTAAAATAAATAAATCAGAAATACCTCTTCTTACACCAATTTTTTTTTGAAACATAGCTCTTATAATATTTACTTTAGCATTATCACTATATTTAATACCATGGTTTACCGCATAACAACATTTACTTATATCTGGATATTTCCAAGATAATAATTCTATTATAGATATTTGCAAAGATGTTTCAGGATGCTTCATTTAAAATATATCTCTTGTAGTTTGAAACAAATTCTTCAACAGTTCCTTTTCCTAACTCGGTATTATAGTATTTCTTCCAATAACAACCCAATCGATTTATATTCTTGGCATCATCAGGTAATACTTCTTTTACACGTAAATAATGAATTCTACACATTGCTGTAGAAAAATATAGATTACCAATTAAATTACAGGCTAATAAATCTCTATCTTCTTTAGTATCACTTCCATTTAAAAAACAATCTAATGAACCACCAAAATATAAAGATGATATTTTTTTAAATAAATCTTTTTTATAAGACAAACAATTAATTAAAATATCTTTAGCCGTAGCCAATTCCATTTGATAAATACCTAAACCACCAGCTGTCAATACTTTATTAAACCCAATTTGTTTTATATATGATCCGCAATGTGATTCTTGAGCAGCAGTACCGAGTATCAAATTAACTGCTGCCGGATAATTCAATTCTAAATAATCAAGAACCTGGGTAATAACGAAATATTTTAATTGATTTATATCTATCATTGTTATTTTTGCGTTTTTTTATAAATTATGATGGCCTATAATCTTTATGTGATTGCACAATATTTCCTAATGTAACAACTTGCCCTTCAGTTAACGGAGTATTTAAAAAAATTAGTGAGCATGTTGTTTCATTGCATTGCATATTACATTCAATGCTTAATCCGGCAAAAACATCTTGCACTAAAGTTTCAGTTTTCATGGGATTGTTAATATCGTAATGCCCATTATATTGAGCAAGATCCCCTTCTAATCCACTGTAAACTTCTCGCGAATAATTATATCTATATTCTATTGTATCAACCATATATTTTTCTCCGATAATAAGTTAATTCGATATCAGTATAACGTATTGTTCCACCGATTGTTTTGTGATCTACAAAAAAACCAAAAGAACCTTTGGCCATTGCTTGATTCAGCATCGATGCAACAACAGATAAATCTAGTACGTTCGTAAGCTTATCAAGTGTTCCAGTTAGGTCGTAAGTGGCTGTAGTATTAGCTTCGGCATAATGATTATATAGTTCGTTTGGCTCGCCATACTCACTATTTAAATCAATATTTTTTCCACTCCCATCGGTTCCTGTACCAGGATAACCACGCAAATAAAAACTAACTAGCGATTGAAAATCAGCAGGTATTTTACACTCAAATCTTGCGCTGCCAGTACCGGAAATAGCGTTTACTCTATGATATCCGTAATTAGCATCATACTCTATCGTTGCATAATGAGTATGTTGCTCTAATAAGTCACCGTAAATTCTAAAATATCCACTACCTGCCGAATCTTTAACTTTTTCAATATAAATAACACTGCCCAAACCGGCAGACTTCATGTTATTTTGCGGTAAAATAACAATATCAGTACTTTGTGTAAAGGTTATTTGGCCTGTACCATCGCAAATAATTTTTCGTTTAAAACCGTTAGTTAAGTTTTTGGCCGTAGTCGCGATTGTAAAAGTAATAGCGCTTGAGCTTGTGAATCTTTCCACAATATCTGAAACTGAATTCTCATCTATTGTCGATGATGTTGTTGCATTATCTGTTATCTCATCATATTGATTAAGTAGTTTTGTTACATGTTTGTCGTCTAGTAAAGATTGCGCCAACATAAACGGACGATTATTATTTGTAATCACTCCAGAAACTGATTTGTTAGTAACAATCAGACTACCAGTACACAAATTAAATGATGTTGCCGCATTTAGATAATCAACTTTTCCGTCTACTTCACAGCGAAAGAAATCGGTAGCAGCAGAAAGTCTTTTGATATTGCAATATATTCGAGCAAAATCTGCTGTAAATGCACCCGATGCATAATCATCAATATCAAAGTAATAATTACCAGATAATGAGCCATTAGATATGTCAATATTACCAGCACCATTTTGGGCTTTTATCGCAACCTTTCCACCATCAATACTATTTGCAAAAACTGCCTGAGTAATAGTTTTAGCTTCGATAGAGCAATTATGCGTTGCGGAAGTTACAGCACTATCAACTATATCTATAGATTCAAGAGTTTTTATAAAAAATGATCCGGTACTACTTAATGTCAATGTAGCAAAAGTGCCATTTCTACAAATAATTCCAGAATTAGTAGCTGAAGTAAGATTACCATTAAAATATGATTGTGATATATCGATAATAATTCCATCACCTAAAGCATTAGTTCCAGTTAAATTATCAGTATAAGTGGTTGCACCTAAGCCCTTAATAACAACATTACCACCCAGTGCTTTCGCTAACACGTTAGCTTGCACTAATGTTTTAACTGATCTGCGTTCGTTTGATCCATCATTTGTATCATAACCATGATCGCCAACATAAATAATTTTTTGTTGTTTATTTAATATTATCTTACCGCCAGAGGACTCTAAAAATGTCGCTTCAGTATAATCGGCATCATCCGGTAGATAAATTGTTCCACCATTTGCGTAAACCCTACCTTTTACTTTTTTAGTTTTTACATTAACTATATTACCAGAACGGACTTCAAAAATATCGTAAGTAGAACTTGTCCCAACTATTTCATCTATATCAATAAACATCGTAGTGCAAAAATTAGCATCAACGTCGATCTTTGAAGTAATGCGTTGACCCTCAATTCGGCAAGCAGTACCTGTAGAAAGATAGTATTGACAATAAATACCTACAGCAGTCGAGGCATTAATAACATTGAAAACAAAATAATTGCTTCTAACAAGGGTATTAGAACCATTTATGTTTGTATATGGAGCTACAAAATTAATACCGAGTGGTAACGTTACATTAGTATAAGTAGCGCTATCTAAACATAATACAGTATATGGAGTTGATACCGTCGCGCCATAAGTAACCGCATTAGCAATCGCAACAGTAGGTAGCGCATTTGCTTCCTCGATGTTTTTACCTTCTTTCAAATCATCTCCACCAGTACGAAAATAAGTAATTCTATTCTGATCTACGGCAGTTGACCCAGTTGCTGTTACAGTTAACTGACCAGAGGTTGGGTCAATGGCAATAGAAACACCTGATCCAGCAACCAACGCTTGTAGACCTAAATTTCCAGAACTATTTACAATTGGGAAATAACCCAACTGTGAAATACCACTATATCCTATTTTAGATAAAAAATTAGCTTGTCCGAATTGAGAATTAATTACTTTCGATGAATTGTCACCATTTGCCGGGGTATCACAAGTTGTCCATCTAGCTAGCGATGTTGATGTTCTTATCTTTGTATAGCTATAATTTATATCGCCATTGTTGGTATCAGTACCGCTAATTCTATTTCCAATATAACCGTCAAGCGTAGCGTAATCGCCAACTGTAGTATTTGATGAAAAATCCTGTATTGAATCAATTAATAATTTATTAATATTAATATCATCAATTCCATCTGATACAAACAATCCATTTTTTGATACGAATTCTTTATCATATTTTAATATACTTGTACCAACATCATCTTTTGTAAAAGATTTACAATTAATTCCTTTGAAATAAATTATACTATTTGATTTACAAACAATATCACAATTTAATTCATTTACCCAGGCATTGGGGGCCCATATAGAAATACCTGATGGAATATTTAAAGCAGTAAATCCACTATATAACTCACTATCTAAAATTATTACAGTAGAATTACCACCTAAAGCATTTGCATTAGTTAAACCCTGTTGAATTGTTGAGTTTGCTTTTACAGGACTTTTACCATCTAATAAATCATCACCATTTTTCCTCACGTAAATAGTTTTATTTATATCAAATACAAATTGACCAATACTAGATAATATATTCCAATCTTCTACGGAAATAATATCAAGTTCCCTAACATTATTAAAATTATAATTTGGCGGATCAGACAAAGTGTCAGTTCCACCAATTCTTTTACCTATAATAGCGCTATGCGTGCAAAAAGACTCGCTGGATGTATCTGATAAAAATTCATCAGAAACATATGTCTCTAAATAACTTATATTTGAAGAACTAGTTCCACCTTTAACAAAAAGACCATCTTCAGATGTAAATAAATCACATTTTAAAATACTGCTACCAACATTATCTTTTGTAAATGTTTTGCAATATATTTGCCGAAGAACAATAGAGCTATAACCATTTATTGATATATCAACCACTGCCGAATAAATAATTGCATTAGGACCATATATAGAAACATTTTCTGGTACATTTAATGATGCAAAAGTATTATATATTTCACTATCTAGTATCACGACAGTTGCATCTGCCCCTAATAACGCAGCTTTAGCACAACCCTCTACAGGATCAGCCACAGCATATGTTGGACTTAAACCATCATTTGAATTATTTCCATTTTTTCTAACATATATAACTTTATTTATATCATAATAAAGAGGAGAAATTATATCTACATTATTTATTTTATATGTTTGACCAGAAGGAACGTTAAAACTTCTTACATTAATTGGGGATAGATTGGTTAAATCGTCTCCCAATAAAGCATTATCTCCATATATGGTATAGTTAGTTCCATTCCAAAAAGCTTCTTGACCAGCCAAAAATGATTGACCAGTATTAGTCTTTGATGGATCATTATCTGTTACATTTTGACCAAAACTTAAAATCAATCCAGAATACACTTCATCCAAAGTTGGAAAATCAGAAGCAACATTAACCACCCACGCTCTTTCTGGTAACTTCACATCTCTTCCATCTGATCTAAAGACAAAAGCCTTAAGAACACTATTATAATAATAAGATCCATCTTCAGTTGTAGGAGCAGATGATTGGGGACTTGTAATAACAGCCGTTGGATCTAACAGTCCATCTACTGTTAATTTACCGGTAAAGTACGCATTTGTTGCAGTGATATCACCAGTTCCCATATCTAGATCATCGCCTGCATTATGCGGTTTTATAGTCGTTCCTATTCTATCGAATAAATCAACAGAAGATGCAACACCCTCTATAACCTCATGTTTTTGAATGACGCACTCTACTATACTATATTTTAAATCATCAGAATCATATGTTTCTAGAATACTTGTTATTCTAAATTGACCTCCATCAGTGTTTATTGTGCTATAATCTAATTGTATTTCAGATATACTAGTATTTTGATTACCTAGTCCGCTATTTATATTAATAAATTTATATATATCAGATGGCAACAATACATCATTAACCATAGCTTTACATAATAAAAAAGGATCTTGCGAAACTCTAATTACTCTATATGTATTTGCTTTTCTATATGAATAATTTTCTTCTTCATGCAATGGTTTTATAGAAACAACAATACCTCTTATAAGATCAGATGGGGTGCATCGAGCGCAATAACATATTCCTGACTCGTCTCCAAATTCATCAGAATTATTTAAAGTTTTAACAATATCGTTTATATAGATAGGAGCAGAATCACTCGAAGGAACAACCATTTCTATAGTTGTTGCGCTAATTGAAGCGTTTATATTTGATCTAATTGGTTTTATTCCAAATGGTTTGAAAGTCATGAATCACCTATAATTATGGGTTATATGGCACAGTCGGCCACCCCGTTGTTATATCGTAAGATTGAACGTCTGAAATTAATGTCAATGCCGAAATTGCCGCATAATGTGTAACATAAGGCTCTCTACACATTTCATATAATTCCATAATTAAATATGTTAAATCTGTTAAATTTATCTGAGTTAATATAATTGATTGATTATTGGCATCTAAAACTGAAAAATCTAAAGGAAAACCACCAGCATGGTCATAATATTGCATGGCATTATATTTATATGCAAAAGAAACTGGATCTGACATATAAGTATTATCACCATCTCCTTTATCAAAAACTACATTTCCATACATTTTCTCATCCATTAGCGCTTTTAATTCATTAAATTTTTTAGTTTTAGCCTCAGCCAATGTTAGTGGAGTATCTAAAAATTCAGCATAAGCTAAATCATAATCATTCTTTTTTGATATATAAGTATCACCATCTCCCCACGGATAACCTTCTGGGGCTTCAAATTGAGAATCACTAGTAAATACTCTATGATATTCACCCTGAACATATTCTCTATAAATATATGGAGATATTAAAGTATACAAAGGTTCTTGAGTAATCCACCAATCATACCTATATATACTTTCCGAACCAGTATTACCAATAAAAATTATATTATCTATTTTGCTATGTCTAAAATTTGACATTTATATAATCTCCTACAATTTAACTAAAAAATATTTAAATAATGTTGGTTGTATAGTATTGTGTTTGGCACTATTACCACCAGCGGATATTGGAAATGCCGTACCACCATATCCGAAATGACCAGCACCAGATGATGAAAAAGTTGTTGTACCATTCCCCAAATAATTCCATCCACCAGCACTCAAATCTACATAATCATGAGTATGCCACCCATTTTCATTAGAATTTAAAGCATGACCTTCTTCACCAACAAAATCACCAGCAGCTCTAGCCGTTAATCCAGTTCCGGTCCCAACAATTCCAATAACTCTACCGCAGAGAGGATATATTCTCATTGTTTTATTTGCATTCCAATCATTAAGGGCATTACCTGTTCTTCCACCACTTACTGGACATAAAGAATCATTATATTGAGCATACCAAAGCAAAAATAAGTTTTTAGCATCATTTGTAGCAAAATGAGCGCCTGATGTTGTAGATCCTATTGTCCACGAATCATTTGTAAAACATAACCAACCTGGTTGGTTTGGATTATCAGATATTTTATTGTCCCCAGTTGCAAATGTATGACTGGGTAATTCGCTATTTAAAACAAACCATAAAGAACTTCCTGATTTTAACGTATATGCCTCATAAGCAACATTCAATGTTAAAGAAGAATCACCATCTATAGTATCTGGTGAATTTGCATTAATAACAACGTTATGAGTTCCTAAATCAGCCCCTCCTTTTACATTAAAAGTAAAACCCTTTCCTAATGAAGCTATTGATGGTAATGTTAATGTAATTGCTCCAGCACTTGTATCACAATATATAGTTTTTCCATGATAGGATAAATCTAAAGTTTTATTAGTGGTTAAAGTAATTACTGACCCTCTTTCTTGAGAAGCAACTATCCTCCATTGAGATCCATCGGCCAGTATTTCAATAAAATCCCCATAATCATAAAGTGTATAATTAGAAATACCATCAATATATTGACCTGTTGGTGTTAAAAATTTTATATTATTTGATGAAAAATCTATCTTTTTTATACATATTTTAAATTTATTTGGAACATCATCGACATCAGGAAGAGTTATAAATAAAGTTGGTGGAGTGGCAACAGAAGCGGCATCAACCAACAATGTTTTTCCTCTATCACCCAAAACAACAGAATAATCATTATCTATAAAAACACCAACCGTAGTTGTTGAATTTAAATCATCTACTGTAGCTGTTAAACCATCAAAATTATAACTTGTATACGAAATTACATTATCTGCCGTATATCCTGGATCTCCATTAGCTTTTGTTACAACTATCTTATACGCTCCTTTTAACCAAATAAAAGCACTTCCAGCAGCGTCTAAAATAACAGGGTTAGGATTTTGCACTGTCGCACTATAATCAGTATAGGAGGCTTTTGGAGTAGAAGTTCCTGCTTCGTATGTATATACAAAACCACCAACATAAGGCTGACCATTGGCATCTATAAATTGAATTTTTGGTGGAATCATTATTGAGGCTGTCATAACTATTTACTCTCCTCCGATGGTGATAATTGTTGAGTACCCAATCTAGATAACGGCAATCCTAGACTTGAAGGTAATGTTTCATATGGAACATTACCAGTAACATATGCATCTATTAATTTTTTACTACCTAAAAATCTAGCTGCACCAGCCATCGGAACCAATGCCGAAGCCATTGGTGATGTAGCATGTAGCATATGAGATGCCGGTATTCCTAATAAATATCCTATGTTTTTCATACCATGGAATACCTTCCATATTTTTGATTTAGAACTATTTATCACCGGTCTTAATTGGTCTACCCTAGATGATAAATTATCAAATTCTTTTTTTAATTCAGGAGATAGCAAATTTTTTTCATGTTCTGCCATAGTATTATAGCTATCTATTATTTTTTCAGCCCTGCTATCTAACTTCTCGTTTACATTATTCATCAATAATCGTGAAAATATTTTGTTTTTTGCTTCTTGAGGAAGTTGTTTTATAGCAGACTCATTTGTTGTATCAGATACTATTTTCTCTAGTTCAGTTCCAGTTAAATTAACTCGATCATCAATCAACTTCTTTAATCCTATTTTCTCTGGATGTTTGAATGGTACAATTTTTTCATTATATTCTTTATTTAAATTTTTATATTTATTAAATATATTTTTATCACCTTCTTTAGCTAAACTATTTTCTAGATCGGTTTCCATTTGTTTAGCTAGACCAGAATATATTCTTGCTTCATTTAAATTACCTGCATCACCTAGTTCGCTTGCCAGTTCTTTATATTTGCGTATCGAATCTCTTACCGTTCCAATACTTGTTTCTTTAGGTAAAACATCGATTTTTGAAGCAATCTGTTCTCTAATTTTCTCAGGATATTTGTTTAATAACTCATCAATTTCACTTTCCTTTCCTAATAATTGTAATTTGTTTCTCATTGATTGCTCTAATATTCCACCAGCACCAATATCAATAGATTCCTTATCTTTATTTAATAATTGTTTGGCATAATACTTAGAATTACTGTTATCAAAAATCAATCTTTCAGAATTTATCTCATCAAACTTAGGTTCAAATTCCTTACTTACAATATCAACATGATTTTTTATATCATTTTGAATATTTTTCCTTGCTAATGCCGGATCTATTTCAGTTGGAATCTTTAAATCTGAATATACTTTACCGGCATCTGTCTCCAATCTCCCTAAAGCATCTAACTGTTTTTTGGCAACACCTGAAAATGGAATATATTTACCAACATTATGATAAATACTTTGCAACTTAGGTGCCTTTACTAAATCAGGAAATGATAAAACATCATCACCCAATGCTTTTAATGTTATATTTGCCTGTTCTGGTGTCCTAATTGTTCCACCAGTTTTTTGAGAAGCATTTTTATACATATTAACTAAACTTCTATAGGCTCCAGGAACAGCATCAATCAATCCTTTTGTTGCTACATTCAATGTGGCACCAAGTTTAGCCGCTGACATTAAATCTTCTGGGGTTGCGTTTTCTTTAGTCGCAGCCTCTTGGATAACCCCTGCCGCCGCACCCTGTGGAATTCGTGACACAGCCCTTCCAGTTGCTCTTATTGCTAAATTAGCCAAAGGCGAACCAGTTCTTGCTAATGCTTCAGCTCCTTTAACTACTGCTCCCACTTCACCTCCAACTGGTATTGCCAATGGAGCTAATGTAGCAGAAATATCAGCAATAGTTGGATAACGCGCTTGCGAAGTATCTCCCATTGGTATTTTTATCTGTTCTTTCCCTAGTGTTCTTGCCCCCAAATTATATAAATTTTGTATATCAGAAGCAACGCCAGATACAACAGATTGACCTATACCACTTAATCCTGGAACAGGACTACCTACAAAAGGAAGCATTCCAGATTTTAATTCACTACCTATGTCTTCAGCATATTTTTCCTGGAATGACTTTGGAGTTGATTCGGCACGAACATCCTCCTTTGCCTCTTCCGGCAAATTACTTTTATTGAACTCAGAAATTAAATCTCTCGATTCTTCCGGCTCTTTCTGTAATTCACTATATTCTGAAATTAGATCTCTAGCCACTATTCTAACCCAATACGTTTTTTAACTTGATCTACAGTAATATTATATTTTTTTGCTGTATCCTCTAATTCTTTTTGAGTAACATTACCTAACGTTTTATGAGAAAAACCAGACTCACCCATCCCCTCTCCTTCTCCTTCTGATTTTTCACCACCAATATAATCATTAACAACACTTTTCCATTTATTAAGATTTTCTTTTATAGGTTTATTGTTATCACTAACAACAGGATAGTTATCATTATAAGTAGACCATAATTCATCAGCCACCTGAGGATCAGTTATTCCATTTCTTTTCAATTCATTATTGAACTTAACCTTCTCTTGAGCTAATCTTGCTCCCATTTCAATAGAATTAGAAACCTCTTTTCTAGCTTCATCAGTCAAACCCAATCCAACAGTACTTTTATTTAAAGTTTGAAGTAAATTAATATTCATTCTTGATCCATTACGAACTAAGGCTTGTTGAAACAACTGTAATTGTGCTTGATATTTTTCAGCAGCACCATATGAGGCCCCACTTTGAGCAGTGGCAATTCTTTTCGCCAAACCACCAAGAGCGCTTTTATCTGTATCGGGAACATAAAAAGCACCTTTAAAATAATGAGGGACTTTCTCTGCAGCCGAATTAAACGAAGATAATGCCTGTAATGTTTTATTGGCCCCGTTAGCCAAAGCCCTATCATCAGTTTCCATCTTGCTCCAGTCTTTAGCTCTAGCCATTTCAGCCTGTTTTTCCTCTGGAGATAACATCATAGATTGAGCACTTTTTAAATACATTTGTCTCTCCATAGGATCTGTAGTATTTTTAGCGTCTTCTAACAATTTTCCAAGAGGACTTTTTGCCTCAGCACCAGCCATTTGAGATTCTTTTGCCGCTCTAATTGCCTGAGCCATCAATAATTGTTTATGAGCTGGATACAAAGATGTCTCACCACGAACCTTCTCGATATCAGCTTGCAGTTTTTCAATATCATATGGCATCATCTGCTGTTTCATCTCCATTTCAGACTGCTTTAATCCCATTTCAGATTGACGCAAACCAGTTTCCGCTTTAGACGCCTGAATCTTTTCTTCGGCAATCTTTCTTTCTAATTGTCTTTGCTGCTCTTCATTTAATCCCTGCAAAAATGCCGTAGAAGGTTGCATTGGCATTTTAAAATAAGAAGCAATAGGTTGTGAATACGCCATAATTTATCTACCAAATTTTATATAAACATTGCCAAACCAGCTAAACCACCAATAGCCGAACCCCATCCTGACGCTTTCTCAGCAGAAGCTTGAGCTTGCGCTTGAGACTTAGCCAATTGAGCAGCCATCATCTCGCTTGCCAAATCTTTAAAAGTACTACTAATTTGCTGAGAATAATTGGCGCCAAGATTAGCCATAGTTGTGCCAGTTCCATATGACCTTTGGGCTGCTTGCTCAGATGCTTGCTGTCCCATTCCAGTCAATCCTTCCAATGCCTTTTGCCAACCACCATATTCTTGAGATGCTAAATTTTGAGCATATTTAGATAAAGCTTTTTGTTCAGCTCCGCTTCCCCTGGCCCCTGTTGCAGCAGCATTTTTTTGTGTTTGCAATAGCCCCTGATTAAGAGCAAATTGATAACCAGGAGACGTTTTAAAAGCCTCTAATGCAGCCTGCCTAGCTTGGGCGCCACCAAGTCCAAGTGAACCAAGGTAGGATTGCAATGAAGTTTCACCAGCTTCTCTGTATGGAGCGCCATAACCCTGAGCTTCAGCCAAATATTTTTCAAGATCAGATCTGCCCTGTGCCTCATGTCCTCTAATTTCTTGCTGAGACTGCTCCATATATTTTTTAAATTCATCCATAGCCCTATTATAATCTTTCCCATAATCGTTTGAAGAAAATAAAGAACCAATACTGCCGCCAATTTTTGCAAAATCTGAAATATAATCAGTAAGAGCCATAAATATCACCCATATATCAACTAAATTGTACAACTAAACATTCTTGAACAACATCATTTGCAGCGCCACCAATAGCTGTAAATTTCAAAATAACATCGTCACTTAAATCCTGACTTGATAAAACATAATTTGACTTTGCTACCAACAATGAATTACTTGTTATCATTGTTGAACTAATTTTTTGAGAAACATTAGTTTCTTTTATCTTTACTATATTTGAATTAAACTCCCAACTGCCACCGTTAATCGCAAGAGAACCAGTGTCAAAAATCAAAAGAGAACCAAAATAAACTTTTATTTGTTTATTGTTAGCATTAGAAGCAAATGTTCCAAATGCTATTATCTCTAATATATTTGTAATAGAATCATTAGGTAATTTATAATTCATTAGTTCATTTTCAGAACCAGAGCTGAAATTACTTTTTTTATCAGTAACAATATAACTAATTGGAATAGTTGACTTATATCCACCAGTTCTTTCCCACATAAAATAATTATATTGATATAAATTACTAGCAAATGTAATTAAATCTTTTTTTACATAATCTGTCAAAGCTTCTTGAGCTGATTCTTTTCTTAATTCAAGCAATCTAGGTGGCGGAGATATCGTTACATCAACCATTACTCAAATACCTCAATATCTGCAACGGCACCAAGCAAAACATTATATACCGGATCTGAACATCTTATTTTATATGTGAATTGTCTAGCTGTACCCAACCTAGCCCAAAGAGACCGTGTTTTATATTTACCAACATAACCTGACGATCTCCACATTTCACTTCCCCATGTTTTTCCTCCATCTCTAGATATTTGCAACATAATCTGAGGATGAGAACCCTGGCCAACTTGATCGGCAACGCCAGCTTCCATATCAACTCTTAAATAATTTATAGAAACAAATTTATCATCACTAGAAAAATGGGGAGGGATTCTCTCAAATATTATTTGTTCTACATCATCTTTTATAGTTTCTCTATCAAAAATAAATAATTTTCCACTCCTACTATCTCCTATAATATTCTTACCAAAGAAAACAGAATTAAATCTTCCCCTAAACATTCCTTCTCTTTTTTCAACGGCACTAGGAAATTCATTATATGCAATACTTTTCCACTCAGACCATAATCCAGTAGTTAAATCATAAACCCATGTTTTATCAACCGAAGGAAATGTTAGATAATAAAAAATATGACCATTAATTTCAACTATATCACCATATGCATCACTGACTATCTCATATGTCCTTAACTCCATGTTTAATGGTTCTGTAGAAATAATAGATGCAGAATAATTTTCTATTTTAATAACTACACGAGCACCATTTTTATTTCTTCCAAGCATAAAAATTATATTGAAAGATCCAACTTGTATTGAATACGCCGCTTCACATCCATAGTTAATAACGAAATTTGACCTTCTCTGAAACGGAAAGGTTATTTCTGTTGCAGCGCCTACATTGTTAAATATCTCAATTGATTGTGTTTTTATTATATATACTTCCTGATCCATCGATACAGCACCAACAATATAATCAGCATAGACATTAGCAGCCGCATAATCCAACGGATCAACTGAATTGAAATCATTTATAGCAGTAATATAAAATCTATTAGAATTTGGCATTGGATAAATGCCATACCCATCTTGGACACATGGATATATTGGTGTATAAAACGCAGATTCAACAGTAACTACTATACTCCAATAATCTCCAAGTGTATGTCCGGTTTTAGAATTAAATGAAACCGACACTCCATTAGATAATTTTTGTTTTAACATTGTTATAGCAACATTGCTAGCTTGCCATGTAACTCCATCATCTTCCGACCAAGTAAATGTATCCGTTGCCCCAACACTATCTATTTTAACTCTATAAACACGAGACAAATCCCCAATATATTTTCCATGAACTGTAAGATCGTCGATTCCTGTTCCATGAAATACTGGGTCATCAATTACAGATGAAGCATTTTGTATTTTAAAAAAAACACCTTCATCATATATATCGGTTTCTATTAATTGATAGACATATCCATTAACACCATCTGTTATTAAAATCTGATAATCATTATTTATTATCTTTACATTTCCAGTTGATGTTTCTAATGTACCTAATAATTCTTTAGTTAAATCTTCATAACACGCATAAAATTCATCATCAATAACAACATACAAAACATCATTTAATACCAACTGACCTCTAACGATATCATGAGAACTATCATCAATGAACACCTTTAATCCAGGTCTAGGATGTAATGATGTCTTATATTTACCAAGTTGGTCTATTACAGTATACCAGTTTACACATGTTTGAGCATCCAATTGGGTTGCCGGCATATTATATGCACCACCTGCAAACTGTAATTCAACTTTAGGCATATTTACTCTCCGGCTTAAAGTAAATAGAACCTAACTCAGCATCGAATGCTTTAGCATTCTCTAAAGATCCCTGTGCTAAAGCCGCCAAACTTTGGAAACCAGCATCTTTATGTTTCCCATAGGCTGGAGCAAGTCTAACAGCTAATCCAAAAACAATAGCTTCATGCCATTCTTGTGGAAATTCCGCTTCGTCAGCATTTGAATCAATATTATGAGCTCTTTGTCCAATTAATAATTTAACAACAGTACTGGAATCCATTGGAGCTGGCCAAACCCTAATAATCATTTCATCTAACTGCTTATCAGGAAAGAATGCCACAGGAATAGATGTAGACGTTGATGAATCTTTATTTGGTATTCTTAAATATTCATCATAAGACCACATACTTAACTGAACATCAATATTATCTCTCCTCCTAACTCCTTCATACACTATTAATGGGTTATCCAATTTTGTTGTATAACTGTAATTAACATTACCTGCAGTTGCTTGAGAAGGAAGGGAATATCCTGCGTTAAAATTTACTTGGTTTCCAACTACTGATAAAACAGTTGCCCAGTAAATATCCTGACTATCTAAAATTATACCAATATAATCACCAGATGATATAGTAGATGCATCAGTTAAAATAACATAAACACTTCCTATTAACGCATCAGAAGATAAAGTACTAGAATTATAACTTAAAGTAGCATGGTCATTAGATGTTAATGAAAGAGAATATGTATTTTGATATTTCTTAGTAAATAATATAGCAGTTTTCCTTAACCATAAATTACAACCATAATTCATCCATGATTTAATCATCCTATTTAATAATCTTCCTGCAAACTCATAATTATCTGCATCCAGTTCAATATCTGGACCAAAAGTATTTAATTCATTGAAAGCATCCAGTATCAATTGATACTTCGTTGATTTGTATATAGTACTTGATGATATAGTCATTTTTTACCATTTTATAAATCATCTGGTGTTATTTGTCTATTAATAAATATTGGTGCTCTATCTGGACGAGAAACAGGTACTCTTTGTGTATCGGCTATACCTTTTACAAAATCCTGAGGATTTCTTTCTTCAAAACAAGTAGAGCAAACAAACATATTATTCCATTGAAATCTACAGTCAGTATTTTTATATTTAAAACCACACATATCGCAAATTACATTGTTTGCGCCTTTTTTTAAATAATCCGCTCTTCCCACTATGGTCTACCAGGAATTGGATCTCTACTTTTTATATGTAAAATAATATAACCATACATATCATCTGTAAGACCATTAGTAGTTAATAAAATACTTCCGGTTTTTCCAGCAACACCAGAATTAGAAACAAACCCATCTTTTGCTAATGTAACTTTAGAAAACTTGTCTTTCTCTAAAGTTAATAATGGAATATTCGATGATCCTTCCCAGAATAATTCACCTGAGAAACCATCTAAAGCATATTTTACTGTTGCTATTTTTTTATTAACACCAGTATTTAAATAAGCAGTAACATCAAAAATTTTTGCATCGACTAACTCATCAGAAGTGTCGCCAACTATATCTACTTTAATAATAGTTTCGACACTTCCGTCAAGTAATTTTGTAACTGTAAATGAACTTGCCATTTTTTATACTCTAAACGTATTCATTAAACGTATGCGTTACCGATTTGTGTTCCAACCGATCCGCCAGTATTGTAACCATGACACATTAAATCCCAGTTTAACAAAGCAACACTACTTACAAATGTAGCACCAGAAGCAATTCTTAAATCTACTTCTTTTGCCATTCCAGTTGATGTCGCTTGTAATACTATAGCTGGTTTTGGAGTAGCATTTGTATTGTTAACATATACTTTTTGAAGCATAACATTAGTTAACGCAGTTGTTGCATTATTAATACTTCCTACCAAAAAATTACCAACAATATTAATATTAGTTACGGTAGCATTTGCAACACCAGTTAATTTAATGTTAGAATTTTTCTGTGTTCCAGCTTCATTTCCAGCAAAATATTTCCAACCATCAATTAACAAGCCAGTAGCACCAGCTGAAGCCACAACACAATCTGTAGTATCTATGCCTGTTCCATCATAATATTCACCATTATAGATAGAACAATATGCACCAGTAATGCTAATTGGACCAGTTAAAGCATCTTTACTAGCACTAAATTTTGGATTAATTAATGTAACATTATCGGCAGTTACAGTAAGACTAGCGCCGACAACAGTACTAAAATCAACTTTTGCCTTAGACGTACCATGACCCAAAAATATTATAGTAACTCCAGCAACATTAATATTTAATCCAGCAACACCTATAACACTTTCAACATGTTGATCTGAGCAAATAATAACATCACCATTATTAGCAGAACATTTAGTTAAAGCATATACGATAGAGGCAAATGGATGAAGAAAATTACCTCTTTGGGAACTATAATTTGAACCATTAACAGAATTAACCCAAAAAGTATTTCCCTTGCCATTTTGCAATATCTCAATCGGGAAATTACGAACATTAAGTCCATTCATAAATCCCTTATCATAATTTGAAGGATACATTTTTAATCACCTATTATTAATTAAGCTCCAGTAGAACCATAAATACAACGAGGGTCTGTCCATCCAGCGCTAAACCTCATATAAGCTTTATATTTAAGGTTATCGGTGTCAAAATCATTATCATCAGTAAATTGCAATGGTACACGATCAAAATAACGCAAACCAACCAGACAATCTGTAATAATAAACCAAGCTTTTGGATCAACTAAATAGTTGTTAACAACAATACCACCAGGCAAAGCTCCAGTTTGAACCAAAGCGTTAATATCTCTATTTGCAGTTTCCGGTCTATTTTCATTTTTCAATATACGATTAGCTTCAAACCATAATTGACGAGGAACAACTAATTTAATTCCATTTAATGAAATTAAATTTCCACGACTATCTGTATAACCACGGATATCAATAAGAGCCTGCTCAATAGCTGCCTCAGACAAATCAACAGAACCTAGTAAATTAGAGAAAACACCATCTTCTAATGGATGACTTGTGCTTAATAATGGTTGATTATCTCCGCCCAAATATGCACCATCAGTAGCTCTATTTAAAACGTTAGCGCAAATTATTTCACGAGTACGCATGGCAGACATATTCAATGATACAGTATTTTTCTTTGCAGTATCTTTATATTGATTATCATCTATTGCTTCTCTGGAAATTACATAACCTAAAGAATAGGCAACGTTTGTATATCTCTTAATATAACCCTGCTTCATCGTGTCATATTGAGTAGCATCGCCTTCAGGCTTTCTTGGAAACAATCCAAAAGTCGTTAAAGCGACATCTTCCTCGTAATTCTTATCAGATTCGCTAATTTCAAAAATCTGTTTCCACTGAGCACCAGAATCATATATTTTATATGATTGACCCCAAATTTCATTTAAACCAGGCCACAATAATTTAGCAATTGAACCTGTAGTAATAACACCAGCCATAAAATTTTACCCCCTATACACCAGCTATTTGCTTGAATATATGTTCATTAATCATGCATATTAATTTACTGTAAGCTCCAGCACTATTATTAACACGCTCCGATATAGATAAGATACGTAATTGACCATTTGTTGGACTTAATGAAGCATGATCTAATTGAGTTCCAGAAGTACCATAGAAAGTATTTCCAGCTGCATACAGGATATCTGCATTTTGCCCGACATCACCACTAACGACGGTGCCACTTGACTGAATCTCAAATAATGCATACGGATCATTACAAACAAATACACTACGCAAAGTACTTGCCGGTCTATATTGTTTACTAAGATCATTTGGATTTGGTAAAAAACCCACCACGACACCTGCCAATACATCACCAGCAGCAGCAGCAGTTACAACAGGTAAATCTGCACCAACTTCATTGGCAGCACCATCTCCAGTAAGTTTTACAAAATCACCTATATATAATGCAGTAGCATCTGTAGCTAAAGCTACATATTGCTGAATTCTAGCATTATAAGGACTACCATAAAGGTGTCCAACTAAGCGTGCTCCGAACACGCTATTAACATTTGTCATAATTAAACTCCAAAAAAATTATTCATGAGAAATTTTTATTTCACCAGAAAAAGATGTATCATGAGATTGGTTGTCTTTAGATTTTGGAACGACACTCAATCCTTTTTCTGAATCATCTACCATTTTAAATTTCTTTCTTTGATCTTCTTTGTACCATTCCTTAGGAATTCTCATCAAATAGGCAATCATACCACCACCAACACTCTGTGATTTCGCCCTTTGTCTCCATAATGGATCTTGAGCACGAAGATCTATTTCTATAGTATTATTATCTCTATCGACAATTTCATAACCAGCTTCAATTAAATTGGAAATATTATCACCAACATCATTGGCTATTCGATATTCATAATATGGATCTTTTGGAACTCTCATCAAGCTTCTTTGCTGTAAGAGTGGCGTTCTTTGTCGCCTTTGAGGAACATCTTTTTTTTGATGATTTGCTATTGATTTGGAAATTCTTTTCTTTTCATTAGCTTGCTGTTCGTTTACTTCAGCTTGCTGTTCGTTTACTTCTGTCTTATTGTTCATGATTTCACCTTTTTCATCATTTGTCAACATATTTTTATCTACTATATTATTCATTTTTTAATTACCCCTGTCTTTACGAGTTGTTGTAAATAAGCATCTACATTCATATTTGATGTTTTAGACATATCAATTATTATGGATCTCATTTCATAAGGTACATCATTCATGGTTATTTTTGATGTCTTAGATAATGAAGACGATCTGTTTTCACCATTTTTTATATTTACTGAAGATGCTCTATCTCTATTTTTGTTTTCAAATTTACCAGAGAATTGATCCCTAACCGCTTTCTCAACATATTTCAACCGCTTCTCTTCTGTCCAATCAGGTTTTGATTGAGATAAATACGATTCTAAGTCAACTGCATATTTTGTCATTTGGCGATCACGTCCAAACCAATCTTTATTTCTATCGCCAAAATCAGAAACAGCGGGAGAATATTTCTGAGTTTCCTCGACAAGTTGATTTGTTTTTAATTTATCTTCTTTCAAAACACGAATAGCCTCTTCTTCTTTTGCTATTTCGGCATCAAACTTTTCAACATCTGGAATACTGCTTATCTCAATAGCAGCTTTTTTTTGATTTTTATAGAAATTAATTCTATCCTCGTGCATTTGCTCTTGTTGTTTTTTTGTTAAATTAGTCAAAAACTCAACATGATCTTTTAACTGCCTAACAGCTCTACTACTTTCAGATAGGCTATCTATAAATTGTTTTTTCTCAAGAAATTCTTTTGGTCCACGGAAATCCTCTTCACTTCCCCTAAACTGTTCTTTAGGTCTCCATCCTTTTTTATAAGCCTCCAATTCTACTGGAGACAATGGCAAATCTTCTACCTGTTCTTGGGATTCTGTTTTACTAAAATCCTCAACCGTAGCATTTTCTTGAACATCACTATCATCAACAACATTTTCTTTTATATCTAAATTTTGATTTTCACTAACTTGAGAATTATTTATTGGATCAACCATTGGACACCTCTTTTCTTTCAAATGCATAGATATCTACGTCATTTATAAATCTATATTGTTTGTCTGTTTCTTTATCGTTATACAGTATTCCAGAATGTTTTTTAAAAAAAACTTTGTCTCCAGATTTTGGATATTCAGCATCATCTAATTGTTTTACTTCACTAAATGCATAACTACCACACGATACAAGAACACCCTCTGATACATTCATCTGGTCTCTTGACACCATTTCTGACGGCAAAACAATTCCACCATCTGTTTTATCTTTAGTTTTTTCGACCTCCACAATTAATGTAGTATCGAATGGTTTTATTTTCATCAATCACCTCGTTTGTTTATATTAAAAAAATCTTTATTTAAAATACTAAGTAACATATTTCTTTCTCCATACATAAATACCAATCTGCTTTTAAATTCATCATCATGCATATTTAAAGATGGAGATAGTAATTCTCTTTCTCTTAAATCATTTTGTTCTTTTATAAAATCAAATAACATTTTTGAAATAGGATGATCCAACCAAACTTTAAAATCTGATTCGTCAAGCATTTCAGTATAATTAATTTCATTCATATTATGCATTTTCCTGTGGTAATCCAGCCGCCTCAGCTAATACTGGTGTAATATTTTGAGGTAACTGTGGTTGTTGCATTTGAGATTGTGGTTGAGGATTAATTTGCTCATGAGTTTTAGCTATTGATTCATTAGTAATAGCCTGCATATTTTTAAATGTATTATATGGCCCAACAGGAATTCCTTGTTGTTGAGTAGAAGTTGTCATCGCTTCTTCATCTGCAACTGCTCTCTCAATATCCTCCCCAGGCTCTTCGTTATGTAATTGAGCTAATTGGATAACAGAATCAATTTTATCCTTAGCCAGCTTTCCGCCATAATGTAAATTTTTACCTGATATCTCAACTTCTTTTAATCCTAATTCAGTAGCCTTTAGCTCTCTATCCATTAATTCACCAGCAGTTTTCATCTTTATATGCTGTATTTCAGCTTCAGTTTTCAATTGTTCTGGCGGAGGCGGTGCATTAGGATCTGGAAGAACAATATAATTATCGACATTTTTAACTTTTAATATTCTCAGATAATTTTTATATATTTCAACTTTATTTATTATTGGGTCTGATATCAATGCCAATAATGCTTGGGCTTGAGAAACACGTTGTACAGTTGATGATAATTTCGGATCCGCAACTGGAAATATACCATAATCATTTATCAAATAATCGTCTCTAAATACCATTCCACTTTTTTCAGCATCAATAAATCTTTCTTGTTTATTAAGATATCTTTTATTTATTTCAAATAGTTTTTGAAATTCCTTCTTTAAAGATTGATATATTCTACCGAGAACTGAACTATAAATTTTTTGAGATTCTTCAACCATAGCCATTGTTGTGGCTGCGGGTTGATTTGGGGGAGGATTATCACCAGACATCATATCCGTAATACTCGTTATTGTTTTTGTACTATCAACGAGATATTGCATTAAATTAAATAAAACAACAGATGGTTCCTTTATAGGTAGAGGAACTATATTTTGTGATAATACATTTCCAGCTACCGTTGGAACATGCTTCCATTCTCCTGGTTTAAATGTAAGATCTCCGGAATTAATACGAACTCCAGATCCAATAAATCCAGACTGCATATTTGATAATGTTCCAGCATCTATTAATTGATTAAGAGCTGTATTAACCGTTTCGTTTGTTTCAAGAAGAAGCATACCGAAACCCAAACTATAATATGATCCACATGGATCAGGTATAAAATGATAATCTGTAAAATTATTTATAGCATTTATTTTTATCATTTCTCCATTTGAGTTATAATCAAACGAATCTTCATTATACCTAGCTGATATTCTTAATAGTTTTCTAGAAGATCTATGAATTGTTATTATGTATGGCTCCTGGTAATTATCTCCATCTAAATCAAGCCAACCGTGTATTTCAGCTCGTTCATGGTCCAAATCATATAATGATTGATTTTTATAATCATCATTATTTGAATAAATCTGAACTGGCTGTGTTGTTAATTTTCCTTCAATATTTATACCATCATTATTAGGCTCCATATATGATTGACACAAATCTTTTAGATCATATTCTATATATAAACCTGCCTTCATATTTTCAATTAAATCATTGGAGGATACAAATTGAATATGAGTGATCCGTCTAGCTGACTCCAAGGAAGAAACATTCGCATTAATTATAATCTCATCTGGAAGGCATAACATTGTATCTGGCTGACCAATAATAGGATTGAAAAAACTCTTTCTAAATACAACACCCATCATTGGCAATATCATTAATGCACGATCAGTATCCCACAACCAATGATCTGATTGACCTAATAATTGATATGACATATGAGCACTTAATCTAGACGCCCTATCATCTATTGTATGCATATCATCATCTGGAACCATAACCCTAACTTCTACAACTCTATCATTTTTTACTATTTCTGGAATAACTCGAGCATTAAAATGCATGCATGCGCTTGTTATAAGAGGATATTTTATATTTGCAGAGTCTTTCCATGGAGTATTTTTTGATTTAATCGTTGTTTTAACCAGATCGAAAGCCTTTTTCATTTTCTCTTCCCAATCTCTTCGGCTTTCTTTATCTGCATCTAACCCACTTAAGCAAATATCAACAATTTTAGTTCTTTGTTGTTCATCTAAATCCTCAGCAATATTATCCATTTCCATATACTTTCTAAGCAATTTAGGAACTCTTAGTTTTTTAATAATAGTTTCTGGATTTTCCAATTGATTCAATTGATCTAAAGAAAAAGTATCTTGATTATTACTATCATCATCTGAATCATTATCTTCTATATTCTCATTATCTTCTATATCTTGATTATTTTGTTCATTTTCTGAATCAACATCTGCGTATTCTGGCATATTAATACCCCGTTATTTGTGAACGATGACCTTCATCGTATGTATATTGTTTTGTCGATGATCTAGAATAAAAGAAATCTTCATCATCACATATTTTCATTGTAGCATACTGATCTGCATCTGCTATGTCGCTATAGGGATGTATTTTATTTGGAACATCTAAATATTTTTCATCACCTATAACCTTTAGTCTTCTATAATGGTATTCTCCAATAAGAGCCTCTCTCAATATTGGACATCCTTTTCTAGAAACTATATAAAAAGGTTTTCCTTTATAAAGTCTAGTCAAGGCATTGCTAATACAACTAATTCTCGGTTCTATTCTATTAGACCTACATGGCTCGCTTTCTATTCCACATTTTTCAAGCTGAGATGCACCATCACATGTATCTGCTTGATCGTGACAACTTATTATCATAAATCCTTTACAATATGTATTTAAAAATGGTTTTACCGCTCCTTCACATAGCGACTCAACCGACTCGCAATCACCTATAAATTCTTTTATTGCCTTAACTTGACCTTTTGAAAATTGTTTTACAATACATGTTGGACATACTGTACCAAAATCCCATCCCAAATATATAGGTTCACATGGATCAAGACCTATATCATCAACACTATGTAAATCATCATTATAATCAGCATAAACAGGTTTTCCATCTACAACTGTTCCATATTTTCCTTGAGCATATACTTTAATGAATTCCTCTCCTCGAGGAATCATATCTAGATAATAATCATCACTTACAAACATCAAATTATCTGCATCTTCATTTATAACCCATTTTTTATCTTTATTTTTTATTAATGCCGGAGGTTGATGATATACTTTAGTTTTATTTGGTGGTTCCTTATCTATATCAGCAATCCAATGTTTATCTTTAGGAGGATTGGTATCTGCCAATAATCTTGGTATATATGGTTGCCATTTTCTAAAAATTTTATCTCTTTCATATTTTGAAACATTTGTATATTTCTCATCGAATTGCTGAATAAAATTTATCTTTGGTGGATATCTACCTATTCTTGATTGTATAGTATCATAAATTAATTTTGGTATATGACGTAACTCATTAAAATATACACTAGTTAATTCTAGAGAATCTAACTTTCTAATATCATCAAGTTTATCTAATGCTAAAAAAATTATATCCAAGCATATCAATCCATTACTATCTTTAAATTGATATTGAAATGTTAGTTGTGGTTTAGTTCTTACATATGGTTTAGGCAATCCTTCTGTCCAATAATTCCATGTATTTAATGTGGTTGTTTCTAGTTGCCCAGCGGTATTTCTAACAATAGCCCATTTACTTCTTCTAACACCATCATCACAAAATGGCATTTCAGCAGCATCTCTTAGTATACAAGCAACACATCCGCTAGTTTTTCCACTACCATATGGTCCCATTATTATTTTCTTACTTATATCAGCGTCATTTATAAAATCAAATAGAGAAGGAACATATTCGGGATCATACTGAGGATTTTCCCTACTAAGTATCTTTAAAAATCCATAATCACTCATTTCCACATCTATTTTTTCGGCGTTTCTCATCTCGCTAGTTAGTTTTGCCACACGCATTGCGTATTTCATTCTACCTCAGAATCAACATCGTCTTCTTTATCTTCGAATTTATCTTCGAAACCCGGCATTCCCTTTCTAATAGATTGTCTTTTTTTCTCATTCATGGCTTTTTTTCTATCTGCAGCAACTTTTTTCTTTAATTGCGCCTCAAAACCCTCATCTACTGGTATACTTTGGAGGTTATCCAAATCTTTACTTTGAGAATCATTTTTCTTTTTAGGAACCATACGATGTTGTTTACACGTCATCTTTCCATTTAGTATTTTATCTTGAGCAAATATAGCTTCTGCTGCTGCCTCCGCAATCTGCATATGACGTTTAATATATTCTTTTTCTAATTCGCCCTCTGCATGAGTCATTTCACCAGAAGAAACCTTCTTATCTATATCTATTAGAGCCAATTGAGGCTGAACTATAGTTAGTTCATTAATAGTGGCATGATAACTAAGTGACTTCATCATATGACCATATCCTTCAGGAGCCATAAAACCATTAGCTAGCTTTTTATCTAATGTATTAATTTTTTCCTGGAGATTACCTCGATACTCATCAAGATTTTCCGTAAATCTTTCGCTTGGTTTGTCACCCCATCCATATGCATTTTTCATTGTCGCATACCACGGTATGGCGGCAAACTTATCATTCTTATCCATTACTGCTATTCTAGCCCTCTTAACCCACCAGGCTTGAGATAACGTAGTGGCCATTTCCATTAATTCAGCAAAATCAGGATATGTTTTTATAAATTCAGATAATTTTCTTATAGGAATTCCCAATTCAGCTGCTATTTCAACTTTTAGATATCCATCTTTTGCCAAATCTAATATTCTTTGACCTTTTTCAGATAAAATAGATACTGGATCATATTTTTTGGCAATACTCGACTCTTCCTTAACAGGAAAATCACTTTGATAACTCATTTATTACCTCATTATGGCTGTTGTTTATATATACCGCCTTTAATTTGCTCACCTTTTTTAGGCATAGGGCGACTTTTCTCTGTTTTGCCTGTTTTGCCCATTTTTTTACTTGATCTTTTACACTTCTTCTGTTTCATATTATCCTCTATTATAGGTTTAATAATGATTTTACGTCTTTCATTTGGATAAAAAGTAATATTTATTACTTTACCAAATTTTGTTATATCTCCCACACAAACTTCATATCTATTAGGATCATCAAATAAATTACCGCATGGTTGATAATATTTTCTAACCATATTATTTTTTCTTTTTCTTCTTTTTTAATGGTAATCCTTTTTCTTTTGTTGCAGCAAAGTCATGCAACTGTTTTTTAGTCATCTTCTTCAATCCCTTATTTCTGGAATATAATTCAGATGGTTCATGTTCGGCTATAGCAATGGCACGTCTTTGTTTCTTACTTACTGCTGGCATATTATTTACCCCTCTTATTTCTATTTAATTTTTTCTCCATCTTCTTTAATGCAGGATAATATCCTTTAAACTCATCCTCATGATTTCCAGCTATAATATTCTGGACTTTCTGATTTGGAGTATGTTCTTTCTCAACTTCCCTACCTTCCTTGCTTCCCTTACTCTTTGGTTTATAGAAAGTAACATTCTTCAATGTAATTGTTTTCTTCTTTTTCATAACCAATCTCATTTAATTAATAAATTTAATACGTTTAACTATCTCATATTCAAGACAATCTTTTTTCCTAAATACTACATATGAAATATTATCTACCACCCCCCATCCATCTACCATATCGCCAACAAGAACATTATCATCAATATTAGTTCTATATAACTGTTCATAAACACAATCAGTGCAAGATGCCCTATGTTTTTTTATATATTCATGAGCTTCATCAATTGTTGGAAAACACAAATTTTCATTTATCAATATTGACCACCATTTTTATTTAAAATATCGCAAATTTTTCTTTTATGTTTACGCCAAACCAATGACTCATTGCTTAATTCATCAATTTTTAATGAATGATTTTTTAAATATAGTTCTGCTGCCTTCTTAAAAATATTATCAGTCATATAACCAGCTTTTTCACCACATTGATACCAAATTTCCTCAGCTCTATTTTCCAATAAATATTTATCCCCAGAAAAGTATGAAGGTGCATATACAAATTTATCTCCACTTTCATCCTCTATTGCCAACAATACCTCTATATCTGTTTTTATACTTTCATTATATTTATCAGGATTACTAATTTTTTCTAAAATATTGTTGTTATTATAAAAATCATTAGACATGATATTACCCCTTAACTCTCTTCAATCTAGGATTGGCCTTCTTAGCCTTAGCACTGGCAGATCTTGTCTTAGATGCCAATATAGCACCAGCCCTTTCTTTACTAACACCCATCTTGCTAGCTATCTTACTTTGCACTGCCTTAAACCCTGGATGTTTATTTGATTTAGCCATAATAAAACCCTCTATCTATAAAAATTTGACTATCAATATAAAATATGTCATTATATTCCCTTCGCTGTATAGGCGAGGTTAAATTAAAAAACACGACAAACAAGGCTCTTATTTCATTATTATTTACTCAATGATCTAAGGGCCTTTTTGTTTATTCTCCCTTATCAAATCCAGTATATTTAGCTCCATCACACGACCTCTTTAAATCATCATAACAATAAAATGCCGGACTACCATCTACACATCTATATTTCTCACACCAATTATAATCTTTAGTAGGACTACAACGTCTTCTACCAAAATCATCAAAAGCACAGCACAATCCATTTCCAGGTAAAAAAAATACACAACATTTACAAGCTCCACTATCTTCTTGTTTCATATATCACCCTACCTACTTTATATACAATAAAGCTTTCTTAATAGCCTCATCCCTATTCCCTCCATTACATTCATAATAACATCTAACCAACTCCATAAATCCTGGTAACATTAACTTAACAAGGATATCCAGCCTCCTATCTACATCATCCACCACCTCACCCTTCAAATAATCAACCTCTATCAACCTACTCTTTATCATATCCAACAAAACATCATAACCTATATCTTTTATAAC